ATATGCCCGTTTTTTAGCATATCCTGCTAATATATACCCTTTTCTTAGCATATTATCAACTCTTTTATGGGACATATAGCGTTTTAAACCCCATTTAATTAATACCCTCATTTATTGATAAAAACGCAGTTTTATCCTATTTACTATACCATGTACCAGAATGCACATAATTTCTTAACGGTTCATAGCTCTACCGGATACCTGAAATATAGTGAATATAAGGGTCTTAATGGAATCTTCTGGAAGATATTGTAATTGAAATAATATTACCTCTACTGTGAATGTTTATCATATAATTCGTCATATACCATATCATATATATCATTAGATAACCACCCATCTATGGGATAATATTCAAATGATCGTCCGGGACGTTCCTTAAGGATTTTTAATATCGGTTTCCATTCAAGAATTGATACTGGTTTCATTTAATATTTCTCCTTCAACCCTTGAGGATATTGCCCAAACTCCACGGCCATTCCAACTGATAGTTTCTTCAATTTGTAGTGCGACACTCTCTAACACAACTTGGTTCATTGGATATTTTCCAATTCGTACTGGAGTATCCCATGTTATCATTTTAGTAATGGCCATATATTTCATATTTTCGGGATATTGACAAACAGCAGTGTAGCCATTAGCCGCAAGTATGTCACTACGAACAGACTTTAGTACTCGCCATTTTCTAAATGGGCACACGCTGCCTCTAAAGAATGTGTAGATGTCCTTGAAAAACATAATTATCCCTTGCCAAACAAACTATTTTTTGTTGGACAACATTATACACGACTGTGGGATTTATGCAAGCAATATTATTCAGCAATATCAACATCACTGCAATCAATATCAGATAATCTGATAGGATCAGTGGGGCATGAGTAGTTTGTGCCATCATCGTGGCGAGAATAGCTATCAGCACCTGTAAATGAATGAATATCTCCCTCATTTCTGATATGCTGCTCACCAGTCACCTGCTTATTATAGGTGCCAGCCTTGATATCGAAGTCATCAGCCTCGATTTTTATGGTCCCAGCCTTGAGTGTGAGTGTTCCCGCTGTAATATTACACGCACCATCGACCGATACAAAATTACTGCCTAAAATTGCTGTGTAATTGTCACCAACAACATGTAACACACGTGAACCATCAGGACCAATCTCATAATAGGTGCCAGCCTTGTGATATTCGTGAATTCTCTCATTGTTAGGTGTGTCATCATACTCTTTGATATGACCAGAACGAGTTTGACGTACACTGTTGAAGGGATAAATCGCATTAAATGCGATAACCAACTGATCCCATGTACCCGATAACGCAATTGCAACACCGCGCTTTACATTATTGGATTTTTGCTCAGTCACACTATGCGAATATCCTGAATCATTTCGAGCAAGACGATTAATATCAGGCTCACCCGTTCTTTGAGGGTATACACCATCAGGGTCTTTGAAACCATTTCGGATCATGGTATCAGGTACATCATCAGAAGATGGAATACCCGCAAATGTACCCATAATTATCGGACGCTGGGCAGTATTACCATCAAGAAATATTCCAAGAACCCATGAGCCTTGAACAATACCTGTTGGTGACGTGCCTATATCTCCCATTGCAGCAGATGTAATTGGTTGCATGGGTGTAGCCCAAGGCAAATCAGATGTCTTGATACGCTCTGCATCAGATGTGTGGTGCCCAAACACACGAACACGAACACGACCAAGCTTAAGAGGATCGTTGTTGTCTTCCACAACACCAAAAAACATGTCTGAACTCTTATACATTTACCATCTCACTTGTAGGGTTAACCGCATAACCATTCTTCACACATGTCAGCTCTGTGGTATATTCAACCTCACTATTTGTTTCAAAACTATGCTTAGCAGATATCACGAGAAATGATGGTTTGGTTCCAAATAGTCTGTTGTTTCTTCTGTTTGATCGATCAAACAATTCCTCAATCTGTGGAATATATATGTTGACAATATCACCCGCATGTATATTGGTGTTGCCCGGAATGCTTACCTTGATACGAAGAGTGTCAAGCATTGCAAAACTAGCCTTGCGTTTGTGCCATGTCTGCCATGCAATATCAGGATTGTTTACCCTGTTGTCATCAACATTAGAGAAATATGGTTGTGCATTATACTGACCTGAAGACCAAATCTCACCAAAACCAACAGACAGATTGGGACTATAGTTGTTGGTTTTGTATGGGGAGTTGTCTGAAACCATCTTGTACTTACCTAGAGTGCTGATATCTTTGTCGTCACTGTAATTGAATACTTTGAATGCGGCCTGTTTTGTAAGCAAATCTATGGTAATAGTCTTATTATACAACATTCCATTGCTGTAATCATCAATAACGTTGAAGGTCTTGTCTACACTATACTGATATATAGTTTGAAAAGGATTGATCTTGTCTTCCTCTTTAGTTTCAAGATTCTGTCTTCGATAATAGAAATTCTCCACTGGTTCCTCAGCCATCATGGACTCTATCGTGCGGAACCGGTAAATCTTGCGAAGGTCTTCATAGAATACAAAATTAGACACCTTAGAGTGTGCCTTCGATACCGACTGTGTTGCCAAATCCATGATAACACTAACAGGTGAGCTATCGCATGGTGTGAATGTTCCAGAGTTGACCGTAGGCTCTACCAGAATAGATTTCTTGATCTTATCGGGTTGTAGTAGATAATCGTAGAATACACGCTCCACCATGTCTGAGTATAGTAGATTGTGATATGCTGTGAGCGCTTTAGTGTTAAGGTCCGTGAGTAACTCACGTGAACAGCAATGGAGCATGTAAGCTTCACCCGAAGTCACTGTGTCACTGTCCATCCGTCTTGGCGACACTTTATATACATGAAACATACCTTCAGCCGTGTTGTATTCATTTCCGGGCGTCTTAAACTTGATGTACACTGCCTCTTCACCTATGATTGGGAAGCGTTCAACTAAACCGTTTGTGTCCATGATGAGGATGTCAAAATATAGCCCAGTGTTCTCAATACTCTCGATGATGGAGAAATCTGAAATGAAACCATCAAGCTGCACTGTCTTGTTATGTGATTTTGATAGCAGTTGCACTGCACTGATGGTTATGCCACCGGGAGTAGGATATGGGTTTGCTGATGATTCATATGTGAAAGGCATTATTCAAACACGTTTTCTAATTCAGCCATGACAACACTCAAGAATCTCTTGTCAAGAAGTTTGATCTGTCTCTTGGCATCATTCAAGCCCAGCTCATAGTCGTATACACTAATAACATCACGATCTGTTTCATTAAGTGAATTGTATGTCCCCTCATCCACAACCACAACCTTCTTTCGTATGATTGTCCCATCAAACAGAACAGACTGTTGGCGTATAACCTGCTCATAGTGATGTGTCTGTGAGTATGCTGCACTGTTACTACCACATTTCTTTGTGATCATGGTATTGAAGTTGTTATGGTTTAGTGGCCAATCGCGTAGAGGGTCAATGATGTTATTCACTAAGAAAATCAGCCAATCGAGTGTGGCATCTTCATAATATATCCACGAAACTGTGTCTGGCCTGTCACCGTCCTGAATGATGTAGTCATAATATACAGCAGCACGTTTCTTAAGTGCGTCACGAATCTTGAAACGCAAGGAGATATCTGTTACCAGTGTCTCCTTGCCATTTCTTTTGATATCGTACTTGACTTTTGGGAATGGATCGAAATAGTGCATTATCTGTTGTAGTCCTTAACAGTTTGTTTGGTCTGGATTGTGACTTCTTGGAATGTCATATCCAGCTCAACACTGAATGGTGCGGGTTGTTGTTCACCCAACCCACCATCTTCAGCACCAAAATAAAGAGGAACACCCTCTGCATGGTAGTTTACAGCAAATGATGTGAGTACAGATGGAGCAATACTGAACAAATACTTCGGATAATGGAAGTCAATCTGGAATTTATTTGGGTAATTGAAGTAGAAGTTACCAAACGATGACGAATAGTCTGGTAGCATGTAGTATTTCATGATAGCAATGATCTTGCGTAGTCTTTCGGACTCTGCCTTGTTCTTTGCAATGAATTTATACTGGAACTGGTGTGATCTAAGCCCCACATTCTGAAAAAGTACTGCCGTGTGTGGGTTTGGTGCGATATTAAGAGCACCAAGGAAACCACCCACAACATCACCGGGAATTAGGAAGTCAGCAGCCTCTGCTGCACCTCTTGTCAGTTCTGCAATAGTAGCTCTAGAAAATTGCTGAGTTGATTCAGACCGGATTTTGCCCAGAACACCGCTAAGAAGCTCACCAACACTCTTGGCTGATCCCAGTCCCCGCCCTTCGGTTGCCATTGTTGCAGCAGCCACACCAGCCAATCCAAGATCACTGTTTTTGTATTCAGCACCATATCCAGTCCCAAGTGTGGCTGGCATGGGCAGTACAATGGTTTCTAAGGACGAATGATCTGCTTTCTTCAGACGAAATTGGGCATCCTTAAACACGCGGATCATCATCCAATGCTTCTGAGATTCAATGTCTTCTGGGAATTTTGTTAACTGTCCTGCCCCACGAGACCGAGTGACCAATGAATCCATAGGTCCGGGTGAGAATGCAACCTCTGAACGAGATGGTAAAATATCGTTTAAATCTTGCGTCATTCGTATAAATATCCTTGTATTTGTTACAACTATTTATATTGGAAAAATGGGATGGTAAAATCTTTTTATGAGTTTATTTCGGAGCGTAATTACAAGCTGGAGTACCAGAATTACCAAGGCAGACCAGAGCAGATTAAGCGTCGTTCCTCAAGAAATAAGGCGCGTAGAGCTATGGGTGACAAGTCAGTTAGTGGTATGGATGTTGGTCATAAAGACAACAATCCATTGAACAACGACACCAAGAACCTACGCAATGAACACCCATCGAAGAACAGAAGAGAGCCAAGGTTACGGGAAAATAGCCTAGAAACCTTTATCGAACGTGTCGAAAAGGGTGGAGAAACCTTTTCTGGTTTTAGTAAACCAAAATCCACACCAAACCATCCAAAAAAATCACATGCTGTTGTGGTGAAGGATGGTTCGAAGGAAAAGCTCATCCGTTTTGGCCAGAAAGGGGCAAAAGGATCACCAGATGGTTCAAAAAGGAATAAGGCATTCAAAGCAAGACATGCCAAGAATATATCTAAGGGTAAAACAAGTGCCGCCTATTGGGCCAATAAAGTTAAGTGGTAAAATGGCTAGAAAGTATCACAAAGGTCTATTCAAACCCAAGAAACCAGAGAAATACATGGGTGATCACACCAATATTGTGTATAGGTCGTCTTGGGAACTGAAATACATGAAATGGCTGGACCACAGTTCTTCAGTCATTCAATGGCAATCAGAAGAGTTTTGTATCCCCTATACCCATCCAGTAGATGGAAGAAGGCACAGATATTTTCCCGATTTCTTCGTAGTTATGAAAAATAAGCAGGGAGCTATTGAGGAACTTGTGGTGGAAATCAAACCCAAGAAGCAATCAGAGCCACCCAAAGCACAGAAAAGACAGACTAGACGATACATCAACGAGGTAATAACGTATGCAACCAATCAGTATAAATGGGATGCTGCGAAGAGATATTGTGATGAACGAGGGTATAAATTTGTTGTTCTAACCGAAAATGAACTCAAGATTTGAGTATAAATAGTAGCAGAACAACGGAGATGAATATTGGCTAACGTATACATATTTGATGACATTTTGACGAAGGGTATTCGTTCTGGACAAATGCCGGGACGTTCCCAAGAAGCACGTGACTGGTATCGTAAACAGTCTCGTAACTTCAAACAGGCTTGGTACCATTCAACACCGACCAAACTCATGTCTACTGAGGAAAAGTTACAACCTGTTACTGGCCTTGAACCCGGAAGAATGTACATGTTTTTCTATGATCCTAAGCATAAAAAGACACTACCATACTATGACACATTCCCTTTGATCTTCCCATTCAGGACTGTCGATGGTGGTTTCTATGGTCTCAACATGCATTATCTACAGCCACAGCTAAGAGCAAAGTTGATGGATGGTCTATACAATTACACAAACAATTCAAAGATGGATCAGACAACTAAACTCACATTGTCATACAAAATACTAAAAGGTGCGGCAAACACACGATGGTTTAAGCCATGTGTCAAGCATTATCTCAACCCACATGTGAAGTCTAGATTTCTAGCAATCGATGCTGCTGAGTGGGATATAGCACTTTGGTTGCCAGTAGAGCGTTTCGAGAAGGCTTCTAAGAACAAGGTGTGGGCAGACTCAAGAAAGGTTATTCAGGGCTAATGTTCAAAGTCAACGAATTCTTAGGTGAAATCAACAAACGTGGGTTTGCCAGAAACAATGCATTCACTGTTGATCTTAGGCTTCCAGAGAAGCTGAACACCACAGATATTGCCCGAAGTCTTAGACTAAGAGCTGACACAACCGACCTTCCCGGAAAGGTTATCCAAACGGCTGATTACAGAACAGATTATGGTCCACAGCGTAAAATTGGTTTCATGGTTGGTTATCTAGATATCAATATCTCATTCATTTTGAGTGAGAACATGCAAGAGAAAGCCGTCCTTGAAGAATGGCAATCGAGTGTCGTGAGTGGTGGTTCTTCAAACTTTGAGGTTGGTTATTATCACAACTATGCAACAGATATCACCCTGTCAATGTATAGTGTTGCTAATGATACTGACCCTGTATTCTCTATGACTTTGTTTGAGGCGTATCCAGTCACAGTCAACCCAGTTGGCCTGTCTTGGGAACAGAATGAAGCTGCTAAGATATCAGCTCAGTTTGCGTATCGACATCACAACATGACCGTACTTGGTCAGGTTCTTGAAGGTGAAGCACAGACTTCTATTTTCACAAGGCTCAATCAGTTGGGTATTGGTGGTGGGCTTGGAACCATTGGCGGAATTCTCCTTGGTGATAATGCACGTCTAGCAACAGCAGTTTTTGCCGGTACGACAGTTATTGGTAGAGTACAAGATATTTTTAATATATAATAAGAGGTAATTATGTCACTTCCAAAGTTAACCACACCTGAATTTGAAACTGCTCTCCCATCAACTGGGGAGAAGATCATCTATCGCCCATTCCTTGTCAAAGAGGAAAAGGTTCTTCTGATCGCTCTTGAGAGTGGTGAGTCTAAAGACATCGTTAGAGCTGTTGAAAACATCATCAACGCTTGTGTTGTTCACCCTGAAACCCTTGAAGCAAACAAACTACCATTCTTCGATCTGGAATACCTCTTCCTCAACATTAGAGCCAAGTCAGTTAGTGAAATCATCACAGTTCACGTCAAGCATAGTGAAGAGAATGCAGCATGTGATCACGTTGAGAAGTTTGAAATCAACATTGAGAATATCACAGTTGGTGATAAGAAGCAAGACAATGTTATCATGATCACGGACACTGTTGGTATTGAAATGGCCTACCCAACCATCGCCACAGCCCAGCAGTTTGCTGAGCTTAAGACCAGCTCTGATGTTATCGATGCTCTTTCAGCTTGTATCGTTTCAGTATTTGAAGGTGATGAGGTGCACAATGACTACAGTGCTACTGAATTGCAGGAATGGATTGGTACCTTCGGTGCTGCACAGATGCAGAACCTTAATTCGTTCTTTGAGGACATGCCATCGATCTCATACGATATCGAATGGACGTGTGAGAAATGCGGAGTCCAAGAAAAAACGGAGCTTAGAGGTCTCCTAAGTTTTTTTATGTAGCCCTTGGGCATGAGACACTAGCCAATCTGTATCAGACAAACTTTGCACTGGTACAACATCACAAATACTCACTTGATGAGCTTGAGAATATGATACCATTTGAACGTGAGATTTATGTACAACTGCTAATAGATTATCTTCGAAAAGAAGAAGAAAGACACAGAGAATAATGGCAAGCCTACCCGTAGTATCAACATCTAATGAAGTCGAACGTATGTCTTTGCAGATGCAAGCTGGCATGGAACTGGAGCTTGAGTTGCTTCAGAAAATCCATGAGGGAATGCAGCGAGCAGGTGAGATGCTTATGATCGTGCAAGAACGTATGCTGTTCAACATTGGTGAAGATATTTATCGTGGTAGAGTTGAGCATAAGAATGATATTGCAGAGCGTGCTATTCTGATTGATATTAGAGATGGTCTTATCACATTCCGGCAGGTGATGAACAATGATCTTCTGAACCTTCACAAGATGCTAGAGAAGATATTCTTTATTGAGAAGAAACAGGAGAAGAACGATCAAAGTCAGCTTAATCTGTTTGAAGATAGTGTTAATATTGATAAGGAACGCATCCTAACTGAGCGTGAAAAAGAAGAGGAAATCCAAGAAAGCAAGCAGACACAAACCGATAACAAAGGTGTACTATCGAAGAAGCTTCTGAAGATGCTCCCAATGCTCGGCTCACTTAAGGTTTTATTTGGTGGTGTTTCCCTTGCAGCTCTTGGCCTTCTGTCTCTTGCCGAAGGCATGACAAGAAATGTTGAGAAGGCAAGACAAAGTATTTCAGACTTCATGAACCTTGACACCTTCCGGGACTTCCTATTACGTGGAGCACCGATTAAGGTTCTGAAGTTAATGTCCACAGTATTTGGTGCCATTACAAAACAGGTAGCTGTGTGGACAGGGGTGTTATCAAAAATGCGACCAATGATACAATCTGTCACTGCTATTGTGCAAAAGGTATCTGGTTTCATTAGTAAGAGTGGACCGCTGTTAAAACTGCTAGGACCAATTGCGAGTATGTTTGCCCGAATTGGTGCGCTGCTGTTTAGGTTCAATCCATATGCTCTTGCACTCTTTGCCGCCATTGATTTCTTTAGAGGTTCTATGGATGAATTTGCTAAGGGCAATATATTCACCGGCATTCTTAAAGGTATTCTTGAAGTGTATCGTGGTCTTGTCACAAAACCACTTGATCTTATAAAAGATTTGCTTGCATTTGTGATTTCTTCCTTCTGGCCAGAAGCAGCAGAATGGTTAAGAGGATGGACTTTCACCGGCATGTTTAATAAGCTGGTAGAGGGTATTAAAGATTTGTTTGGTACCATCATCCAGAAGATCAAAGATTTCGTTGCATCATTCACCCCAGATTGGGTGAAGAAAAAGTTTGCTGATAGAGAAATTATTGATCCAGTGGATATGGAAATGTTACGTGAAAGAGGTAGGAAAGCTTACAAGGATTTCATTGAGAGTAGACAAAGAACTCAAGCTGAGATTGCTGAAGTTGAAAAAAGGCGTGAAGACTTCCAAGCCAACCGATTAATCACTCCCGGTTCATCACTTGATACCAGTCAACCTGCTATGGGTTCATTGATGTATAACCCACCAGAAACAAGGCAGGGTTCTGCAATCGATAAGGCGTCTGTTGATATTAGTAATAAGAATAATCAGACTGCATCCATTCAAACGAATAGTATTGACACATCTAAGAAAATGGTCAACAGCAACAACGTGAATGTGAGACGAACCAGTGTATCTCTCCCACCTGTTGAACCATCATTCAATAACTACCAGAAGGCTCTAGTATAAAAAAGGGGACGCGGAAAGGAATAACGCGCCCCCTTTACTATGTTGGAAGGAAAACTCAAAAACCCCCCAATATAATGTTGGTGATGGAATATGCTAAAACATCACCAACATTAACTCTTTAGTCGTCTTCGTTCATAAGAGCTGCAAACGACTTAAGATCATCATCCTCATCTACATCGAGACTTGGAGCTTCTCTGGATACCTTCTCCTTAAGTGAATGCTCTACCTGTTCTTTAGGCTCATCATCCATCGTAACCTTTTCACCAGTGGAAGAATCTTCATTCAATTTGAATACTCGAATAACTTCTTTCTGAAGATCATCGTAGCTCTTGTACTGGCTAGGATCGATGAAGGCTTGCAGGGAATAACACTGATCCCAAACTGCCTTTATATCTTCATCCTCATCTGCTACAGCAGTAGGAGTGTCAAACTGAGAGTCCGCATAGGTGCGGAACTTAGCAGTACCCTTGATATCATCTCTCATACGAAGACGTAGATTAGCACCTTCCCACATATCGAATGGGTTTAGTGCATCCTGATCTTCGAACTTTGGATTGAGCTGACCATTGATCTTGTCAAAGATACTCTGACCAAACTTGTACAAGAACACCTTACCGTTGTTCGCAGAATTTGCTGGATCAGACACCACAAGAATGTTTGCGTAATAGTTTAGCTTACGCTTTGAGTTGTCACGAATCCATTGCTGCTTTGATTTATCTTCAGTTGCCCACACCTCTGAGTTATGGTCACAAACTGCACAGTCTCCCTTGATAGAAGTTGGGCAATTTTCGAAGAGCCAACCACCCGGACCCTTGAACCCATGCTCGAACACACGAACGAAAGGAACATCTTCACCTTCAGGTGGTGCAAGAAACCGAATGGTTGCTGTGCCGTTACCAGCAGAGTCAGCAGTAGGTTTCCAGATACGAGAATCTGCCTCATGTCCACCAGACTTAAGCTTGTCGGTCTCCTTAAGGATTTTGTCTTTCAACGAATTGCGATTCTTTTTTAGTGACGCGAATGCATCTGCCATGTTATTAGTACTCCTATAAGATTATATGTTTTGTTATCCACGACAAAATAATATAAATTTGGTTATCCACGTCTTACATTGTATATGGTCTATTTATACCATATATCATCTTAATAGTCAAACCTATTCTGATTTAAATCTTCACTTTTTGCATTATCTGAATTCCTGATTGACATAAGCAAATCCTCTTTCTCCATCTCCAAATGACGGACTTGCGTTTTGAGTGCATCTACCTCATTTTCAAGATTGGTTTTGTCTTCCAAAGTCTTGGTTGATAATTCAATAAGACTGGCATTTTTCTCCATGATTATATCCAGAGTGTCTCTAAGATTTTCCATCGTTCATCACCTTCCTAACAATATTTCTGAAAACATTCTTGTCATAACCAAGTACAACAAATCCACGCATAGACTGAATTTCCTTCGCACTGGTTTCAAGAACGATGTTGTCGCACTCCAGCCACTTGTCTGTGAACTTGAAGAGCCAATCGAGCACAGCTATAGAATAGCCAGAGATACCGATTTTCTTAAGGTTGATGTCGAATATGTCGTCGTAGGCTATACCAGTCTTATGACAATGATCAACGATCAATCGCATATCATTTTCGAAGAGGTATGGGAGACGTGCAATATCTCTTTCCCACTCGACCATATAATCAGCAGACAACTCCCTGACCCACATCTTACCACCCAGTACCTTATTTGATACGAAGAGGGTTACCAGCTTTTGAGGTGTGTGTTTTGCTTCCAGTCTATGGAAAAAGTATTTGTCATTCCGCTTAAGAAATGATTCCTCTGTTACACGGACCTTACCGTTATACTTAAAATAATCGTAGCTTTCCAATTCAAAGTGTGATTTAATGGCTAGGTATGTGCGGTATGCATTGTACCCAGCGTAGATTGAATCATGAGACTGCATCTCTATTTCATCATCCTAAGATGGTTAGCCTCTTTTTCGATTTTCTTTTTGAGCGTTGGTGTGATCAGCTTAGCAGCAGCTTCCAGCTCCATACCAGTCTTTTCACAATAGTTCACTACAGCATCCATGTAAGATACACCTACAGACTGATGTACGAACTTCTCAATTTTCTTTGAAAATTCTGTCTTGGTTTTCATATGCTCCCCACACTTGTTCTAACAATGTCTTTAGGATCGATACCATTAATCCAGTACAACTCCAGAGCAATGGTATCTTCAAGAGCCACAAATCTATGGTACTCACCGGGCGGAATTGCAGTGAACTCACCCTTTGTTAGATTCGTGACATCAATCAGATCATAGTCTTTTTTGTGTGCCTCGATATCTAACGAACCAGAAATGACATAGAAACCATTCCATTTGTGGGCGTGTTCGTGTAAAGAGCAGGTACCACCTTCAAGAATTTCAATGCGATGAAGCTCCACCATAGGTGTTGTGAGTAGTGTGGTTGTGGTACCCCAAACCTTACCTGAAATCATTCAACAAGGTCACAGACTTTGTTTAGACCAAAAGCAGTATCCATGACCTTACAGTTGTACACAACACCTTCCGAGAAACGATACAGCTTCCCAAGAATTCCATTTTCCTTCATTTGCACACTATTTCTCCCATTTGGTGTTAGTAGTCAACACTATAGCATTTGTGGTATCAAAAATCAATAGATATTTAGTTATTTCCCATTACACCATATTAAATATTGCGTTAAGAATGGAGAAATGCCTAATGCGAGTAGAAAATATGGTTACCAACAACAGCAGTCTCTGTAAAGGCATCAGCCCACCAAGGAGATGTATAATCTGCATGATAGAATAATGCGCCGTTAGTGATATCTGCCATTGTGTCCATATTTTCTACCATGATTTCAGCAATCAATTTGGAATTTTTCCATGCCGCTTTTTCTTTTGGCATATCACTCAGACCATCACAGAAAAATGAGAACTGACAATTGTGTAATTTTCCCGGCCTACGGTTCTCTTTCACCACATCGCATATTGTGTTGGGAAATTTCTCTGATCTTAATCTGTTTAGAACAACATTTGCAACGGCAATTTTCCCTGAAACCGTTTGATTTCTTGCTTCAAAATAAATTGCGAGAGCCAAACAGTTTATCTCTTTATGCTTCAATTCAGCACCCCAACTCTCACCAAGCATAACAAACGTGGCAATCATCAGGGCCAGAAACGTAAGAACGATTTTTACAGGATTGTTGATCATGCCTTATTCCGATACCAATCTATTTTGAGATTATTGTATTATTACTAACCTCTACTTGTTTGGGGGACGACCCACACCATTCTTTGCACGGATTGCACGAAGCTCTTCACCAGTCCACTTAGATGGGCGGTGCCACTTACGACTTCCGTTTGGCCAATTTTGACGACCATTGGAAACCATTTTCATGGTGTCCATGAGGGAATCATTGAAACCCATGTCGTCAATTTTGAAATTGAATTTGATATTTTCCATTATGAACTCCTGATATTAACTCATTTTTAGATTGTACACAATCAATCAATATGTGTCAAGCCTAAAAGATAAAACCAGATCGGCATACGAATACCGAACGTCTTGGGTTGTTTTTGGAAATTTCAAGAGCATACTCTTCCAGTTTTGCCTTATCATTTCCAAATTTACGATCTTCAAAATCGTTAGGACCAACCCTTACCACTACTTTGTAGGCTGGGCCATCTCTATACTTCTTATCACGGATTTTCCATGTTGCGTTATTAGCTGCCATATTAATATCTCCTAGTCTTATTTGTCCTTTTCAATCCTTCTAAGTAGTTCATTATAACACAGAAGTTGATATTACTCCATTTCCTCATGAACTCGGATCATGTGATCTCCATTATATATGTTCAAAGTTGTTGTAGGGTTCTCCACGCCTTTCGGTAGCTACTTCCGTATCTCGCTTCTATGAACGGCACGTCTGCTTTTCCTACAACAACTTTGAACTCAGAATTAGTGCCGGGTTTCTGTTTCAAGGTACCCGGCGAACCCATGAGATTATGCAGCTAGTGCAGTAACCCCAGTGTATGCATCGTTATCGTTTGCATTTAACGTTGTGTTGCCTTTACGGAGCTTCCTTCCGACTATCTAAAACTCGCCCGTCTACGCCTGTCGATCCTATTTCGCCCCCATCAGAAACACAACCGCTTTCTATTGTGCTTCTGGTGAAGGCGGGGGGTAGTGCGCCCCCGTCCAAACGCTTATTTGCTCATCCTCAAGCAATAGCATACTACTTATAACACCTTTCTTTCACTGTGTCAACGTTTTTTTAACACCACAATCAAACCAACATACATTACAAGCACATACAGTATGTATATATGGATGATTATACTGGATATACTTGGGCCAAAAAACATCGCTGTAAAGACCAACGCGATCCATGCAGGAACAAACATAACAAATAGCAGACCTATCCACTTCAGGGATACCGCTATGTCATCGACCATTTCGATAATCTTTATATGCTGAAATTACATAACACAACTGGCCAATACTAAAACCCATTATACAGGACGCTATGAGGGATAACCAGAAATATCCAGTAGTTACCAAAATAAGCCACAAGACTATAGCCATCACAGTGCTTGCCGTATAAAAGATAACGTCATCCTTTAATTTATTCATGGACTAAGCTCATCTTCAAGAGTTTCTATCCTTTCACTGATCAAATCGCGAAGGTCTAGCATGTTATCGAGTGTCTTCCCAAGAGGAACCCTTGTGTCACCATACAGGTTATCAATAGCCCGTTTAGCCTGTTCAAATTTAGTCAGCATTATTAACTTCCTTCTACAGTAGTGAGAGAAAGAATGCCAGCAGTATCGGCATAACCAACACCACCAGCACCCATATGATGATGATCCATTTGATTATGCGAAACATTCACATATCCATCATCAGTTGATTTTTTGACATTGTGTAACCGGATTTCACCCAATCTTCACGAATACCCTTCAGCATAAAACCGATTGCTGGACCAGACTTGTAACCCACATCGATCAGGTCTTGACCACGTACCGGAAATTCCGGCACTTTGGTGTTACGGACTTTATCCAGTAGCTCGTATTTTTCACGCATGTACAGGATATCAGTGATCCATTCAACAGGTGTGCCATCAATCAGTTTATCAATGATCCTATCCATTTCGTTCATGCAGAAACTATTATCTGCGATGAATTTCATCTGCTTACGCTCATCATTGCTGACACAGTACATGTCACAGAACTGATCTACGTTATGACGAACCATAGCAGCAATCAGAGATACCGGGCTTACGAAATTTGGTGTGTTGTCTGGAACTACCGGAGCCGTGTACACAAAGCCGGGAATAAGCATATCAAACAGACCATCATTTTCAGCGACTTCAAACGCATCCGTGCTTGTGAAGATCATCTTCAGTTCAGACCAAATACGCTCAACACTTACTGGAGCAAGTGCCTTCTCATCAGCCTGCAAAAATTTGCGAATTGCAGTCCGTGAAGGTCGGTCATAGTGTGGCCAAGTTATTTTGGCACCCATCCGATAGAAGCGCAGAATACGAAGAACATCTTCCTCAATGCGCTGAACAGGGTCACCGACAAATCGAATGATCTTCTTCTCAATGTCATCCTGTCCACCAAACGGATCGAAGACATTTCCTTCGAAGTCCATAGACATTGAATTCATGGTGAAGTCTCTACGGCTTGCATCAACTTCCCAGTTAGTCGTGTATTCCACTTCAGCATGGCGACCATCAGTTTCGGCGTCAACACGAAGTGTGGTAACTTCATACTTCTCATCACCGACACACATAGTTATTGTGCCATGATCATACCCGGTTGCAATAGGACGGACCTTTGAATCACACATAGCGATCATCTGATCAGGCGTGGCTGTGGTAGCCATGTCTATGTCCTTCGGCACTTTACCAAGGAGAGCATCACGAACACAACCACCGACAAGGCGAAGCTCATAGCCATTCGATACGAAAAGCTCATTGAGGGTTCGCATGTCTTCAGTAAATACGAATGTGTTGCTAAGCATCAAACTTTCCTCTATACCACTTATTGAACCATGCTCTATCAGAAGCAGTGGTCTCCCGCCAAGGGTCTTGATTAACTCGTTTCAGCCCAATCTCTGTATCATATTCCACGGTCATAACTTCAGTGCTGGTGAATGATAGGCTGGTCTCTGTGATCAGAAAGTTTCCATTATCAGTCTTTGAGTAACTTAACATCATAATCTCCTACGATCTTGGGACAGAATTTGGTGAATACAACGTACCATCAGGACCGATACACCAAGCCTTTCGGTTCCCAATAACTTTAGACACTCCTGTAGCCTTAGATACAACAGTGTCGTTAGCTGGAGTTGTCGTGAGATGATGTGCTCTTGCCACACAAGCTGATGGGTTGTTAATTTGTTCAATCCTATAACTGAAAGGCTTCACCGGATTACCGGGAAGAAACAGCATCACGACAACGAGAAATTCACCTACCATATCACCACTCCATAACTTTGAACTGGTGAGAAACCCCAGTAGGACCAACATAAGACCAAGCTTGACGATCATGAAGTGTACATCCAGAAAGAATGAGCAAGCTAATCATCAATGCGGGAATCATCTTCAATATTGAAATATACAAATGGACCTCCATAGATACAACGGTTATCGGGATTTGTTTTTAGGTTTGAGTCTCGCCAACATTCGCTACATACCTTGCAGACAGTAGGAACATAACCATTTCTTTTCCAATCAAACAAAGCTTAAAGAGGGGTATTTCTACCCCTCTCCCCTAGTTAAGCTGCTTCAGCGAAAGCAACTGCCTTCTCAAGAGCAGCTTCTTTACGATCCCGGTTCACACCGTACCAAGCGGACTGCATCCGGGTATCTGCTTCGTGTCCCAGAAGGT